AGTTGAGGCCGGTAAGACACAGCTTGCCGATGATTTGGATAATCTTCGCGCATCATTCCAAACTTTAAACACTATGCGTGCCATTCCAAGCACTGGTCGAAATGTCATTAGTAACATTGGATCGGCTACAGCGGCTACAGGATTTGGTCAAATGCTTGGACGTGCCGGTGGCACAGAAGCTCAAGTTGAACGTGATGTTATTAATAGCGCACGTATGCGATTGGTTAACTCCATTAAGAACGCAACTGGTATGTCTGCACAGCAACTTAACTCCAACGTTGAACTGCAAACTATGCTGAAGTCAATATCTGACCCAGGACAATCTGTTGAAGCAGCAATGCGAATCATTGACGATATTGAAAACGCATACGTGAAGGGTGATGGTAAATTGCCTAAACAAACACCTGGTGCCGCAGCACCCGCTGCCGGTGGAGCTACTGGTGAATGGAAGGTGGTTAAATAATGGCAACTCAAATTTACAAGGTGCGCGACCCTAGCGGTGCTATCCGCGAAATTGAAGGGCCAGCAGGTGCTACCGACGAGCAGGTCATATCAAAAGCCAAAGAATTATTTGCAACACCTACTGCACCTGTTGCGCCAACTGGCGGTGTACCTGTTGGTCGTCAAGGCGTCACCGGTATTACTCAACAACCATTAACTGGTGTTAGTGGTGTAATAAAATCTATTGGCGCACCATTTCTTCAAGCATTGTCCGAGGGCGTTATTAAAGGTGGCGGCAATGTCATGTTTGGTGGTCAGCAACTTGTCGGAAAAGGATTGTCGGCATTGGGTGCGACTGAAACAGGTCAGTCACTAATTGAAGATGCGTTACGGAGACAAGCCGAGTCACAGACCCGTGTTGCACCGTTTAAACAAGAATACCCAGTCTCTACCGGAATTGGCGAATACGGTACAGAGGCCGCAATACTAGCGCCTTTAGGTGGTGTACTCGCTAAACCAGTTGCGGCTTTAGCAACCCGCGCTCCAGCACTTGCGCCAGCACTTGCACCAATTGCAAACGCGCTACGCTCCTCGGGTTTTAGCTCGGGACTGGTTACAAAGGGCGCTCCGTTGGCAACACGCGCTGCCGACATAGGTGCGCGAATCGTAGGTGGTGGTGTCACAGGTGGAGCAACTGCCGCACTTACGAACCCTGATGAAATAAGCACGGGTGCTGGTATTGGTGCGGGTCTAGCTGTTGCAGCACCCCCACTGGTAAAGATAACAGCAAAAAGCCTTGGGTTTTTGAAAGATGCGTTTACTGGTCGATTGGGTGAGGTTGGTGCCGGAAGAATTGCCCGTGATGTAGCAGGCGATCGTATTGGTGCTATTCGTGCGGCACTGCTTGCGTCACCTGCCGATGTTACGGCAGCCCAGGCCACATCGGGCATTCAAAAAGATGCCTGGCAAGCCCTTGGGGCTATGACTAGTAAAACTGATGACATTTCATCATTGTTAAAACGTCAGGCAGCAGACGATCTAGCGCAACTGCAACGCATGGCTGAGGGTGGAAACGCCACTGAAATGCGAACGGCATATGATCAATCAATTAAACGATTGAATCAGTTAACTGCCGACATGCGTAATGTTGAACTGCAAGCGGCTAACCAAGCTGCTCAAACAACCAATCGCTTGGCCCCACAAATGCAACAACGCGACGTAAGCATGGTCAATGCTTTGCGTGAAGGTATGCCTGCAAACTTACCATCTGGTGCCGCAGGGACTCCAGCGCCGGGGGTATCGGGAATTAATGCGGCGACTGAAGCCGCGCAACAAGCAGCAATTGCAGCTAAAGGTAAACCGGGCTTTTTGACTGCCGGTACCCGCTCGCAAGAATGGCAAGAGACATCCGATGCTTTCGCAGAGATCGCCAAGCAACGCCGTGCAGAAGCCGGGTTTATTGAACGTCAAATTGGCAGCTTGGAGGACTACGGGTTGCGCCCACTGGACGCTGGCAGCATCACCGCAGCAATTGACACAAAACTTTCCACACCGGGACTTCGTGCAAGTTCCAATATGACCAAAGTATTGCAAGCTGTCAAAGAAGATATTGCTAATTTGACCGCCAAAGGGGGCGGCGTTATTGACGCACATGATTTATACACTCTTCGCAAAGAAGGTATTAATGAGCGAATTATGCAGATTCTTGGTCAAACTGATCCAAAAGTCAGTGCCAAAGTAACACGGGGCGTGCTTCAAGAAGTTCGCCCATTGATTGATGATGCCATTGAAAAAGCTGGCGGTACTGGTTGGAGAGATTACCTTAAGACTTACTCGCAAGGAATGCAATCAATTGACCAAAAAGCAATGGCTGCTGAAGCTGCTAAATTGTTTAAAGACTCACCTCAAGAATACGTGAGACTTGTACGCGGTAATAACCCAGATGCAGTAGAGGCTATATTTGGCCCTGGCAGCTATGACATCTTTAAAGAAATGGGCAGCAAAATGCCCACGTTGGAAAAACTAGCGTCCAATGTTGAACGTACAGCGTCAATGAAGGAAGCAGCAGCAGCAGGCACAGAAAAACTAAGCGATGTTATTGGCGCTGATTCGTTTCGCTTCCGTATTCCATTTGTATTGTCTAAGGGTGCGACTGCCGCAAACGTAACATTAGACATGTTGGAAAAACGACTGGATAAAAAAATATTTAGTGAACTGCAAAAAGGCATGGCATCTGGTAAAAGTGCTTTGGAGATGCTTGATACACTACCCGCATCTGACCGTAGTAAAGTTCTTCGTGTGCTGGCCGATCCGTCATCGTGGGGTAAAACTGGCGCCGTTGCCGCAAGAGCTGTAACACGTCAAGAACAACCTAACAAATTGGCACCAAGCTCTACAAACGTTAACGCACTGACAGGTCAATAAAATAGTTTACTAAGGGAAAATATAATCATGACACCTGAAGAAATGGAGCAACTTGTTCTTGACATTTCCTTTGCCATTAATAAATCAACAATTGCATTGTCTCAAGATGAGCAGCGGTGGGTGAAGATGGCAATCCAAAAGGAAGCTCAGAGTATTGAACTTCGCAAGGCAGTCATTGAAAAAACGCTTAGTGGATTAGCTTGGTCTGCTGTTGTTGGGCTTGGTTACATGCTATTAGGCTGGGCCACCAGTCACGGGTACAAACCATGATTATTGAATCAATCATTGGCGCTCTGGTGCCTGTGGGTGTCGAGGGCATCAAGCAACTGATGACCAACTTTTTCGGTGGCGTCAAGGCCACCAGTATTGAAGACCAGATCAAATTAGATGCCAATGAAATTGAAAAGATCAAGGCTCTGGCAGAACTTGATAAACCCATAGGACAGCCCTCGCAGTGGGTGGTAGACCTCCGGGCTTCCGCTAGATACATCGGTGCCTTGGCGGTCATTACAGTGGGCATCAGCACCCTGTATGCTCCCGTCGATGTGCGTATCCAAGGTATCGCCCTAGAAGCGGCCAACATTGCCTTTGGTTTCTTGTTTGGTAGCCGCATCGTCGCCAGCTTCAAGAAATGAAATCCAACTTTGCCGAGGCACTTCAGAAGGTGCTGGCTCACGAGGGTGGCTTCTCCGATCACCCACTCGACCCAGGCGGCATGACAAACTTAGGCGTTACTAGGCGCGTCTGGGAGGAATGGACAGGGCATCCGGTCACCGTGCGCCAAATGACCGATCTAACCCCCGTTAAAGTGGCTCCAATGTATCGTCGCAAGTATTGGGACAAGGTGCGTGGTGACGAGTTGCCAGCAGGCGTTGATCTAGTGGTGTTCGATGCTGCTGTGAACAGTGGCCCAGGTCGTGCAGCCAAGTGGCTCCAGGCTTGCGTTGGTGTAGATGTTGACGGCGACATTGGTCCAAAGACTCTTGCCGCCGTCAATGCGTTTGACTCTACTCAGTTGATTGACGACTACGGTCGCCGTCGATTGTCGTTTCTGCTTGACCTTCCGACTTGGGGGACGTTTGGTAAAGGCTGGACTGCTCGGATTGCTGCTGTAAAAACAGAGGCACAGGCTTTCGTTTAGATTTCAGGTTTCGCACCGAACGGGGGATTACGATGTCTTCAGAAATTGTTTCCCTTGATGTAAATTTCCAGTAGCACACCTGACACTGCTTTGTACGTACCGTTTCGCAGGGCATCTTGAAGGTTTCAGTGGTACGCATATTCTCAGCGTTGCATTGGGGGCAGTTCATCTCAATCTTTCCTCTTTGGTAGTGGTGCCCAGTGACTCCAGAATGAGTCCCCGTGGTAGTTGCTGTACTGCGCCACGCCGCCTTGCCCGAGTAACTGTAGCTTCACGCCCCTTGGCGTGTTGCCGTCGATGGGTATCCAGTAGTAGTCGGTGGCTACTGCTGCGGTGTGCGTGAAGTTGATGGTGTGGGTCATGTGTTCTTCTCCTTGAGTTTGGTTTCGATGTTTATGGCAGACTGCTTTGCAGACGAACTCCAACACTCTGCACGCTCCTCATCCGTCAACCCAACCCATGTGCGCTGTGCTGCGGGTGGGGCGATGTATACGGGCGTCCAACCGTAAAGTTTTGCCTCTGCTTCTGTAAATTCCATAAGGTTTACAAAGTTTCTCGCTTGAGTCATCCACGCCACAGGCTCCTGCGCTGGCTGTGCCAATGATGCAAGGCTGCAATCGCACGGACCGGCAGGGTAAGCGGGCATGTTGTGAACAGCACAATCGCTGTCGTGATAGCAGCATCGTTCCCCGACTGGCGCTGGCGCCAATTCAATTGCCCGTGCAGCTATCCCAATAAATCGCCACGCTTGGCTTGCGTGCCATGCTGTCTTTCCGTCATCTGACATTTCGGGCGACGGCGACATACCCGCAGAGGCGATTTCATTAAGCGCGGCCTCCAATACCGCTATTCTTGCCACCGGCTCCTCCGCTGGCTGTGCTGCGGGTGGGGTGGTGTAAAGATTAAATCGCACACCGTCAGGCAACCGCTTTGCAGCGTCCTTGTATGGGTTATATGCGATTGATCCTTGGTAATGCTCAATCCACGCTACAGGCTCCTGCGCTGGCTGTGCCAAGGTGTCGCAATATTCTTCAAGTGCACGGGCGTATGCAACGTGGCTGGTGTAGTCAGATTCAATTGGTCGTTTCATGTGTTCTCCTTAATGCCGTGGGCGGCTTCAAGTTCTTCTTTGTATGTGTCAAAATCATCTTTCGACCATAACCAAAAGATTGTTGGAGTTCCTGTGTAACCCTTGCCACCAGCGATCTCTAAAGCTTGACCGTCAACAATCGGAATAAGGCGACCATCCACAAGTGGCGCTGTAGATTCTTGAATTGCATCCCTAAATTCTTCCACTGTTATTTTCTGCATGTTGCACCGCCTTTCTGGGGTGCTGCGGGTAGTTGGGTTGGGAAGGGCCAATTAGTATCCACTGTCGTCTTTCATAATGTAGACCAAGATGCCGGCAACGATGACGATGACTACTACGACGGCCAGCAACGAGATGAGTAAGGTGGTCATGTCGAGTACCCCCTGCTTGGCAGCTTCATGGCATCCTCAGAGCCGGGGCGCATAGCACCGCGCACTTCACCGTCACCCACTCGGTAAGTGTCACGGCTCCACAGGTCTAAAGTTGGCGGTGTTGCCTCGTTCCTTCGCTTGATGCGGGGTGTGTACCCCTCAGTGCCGTGTGTGCGCTTATTGGCTTTGTCGGACTGCACTGGCAAAGTGTGTGTCTCGGATTTGGCATTGATTCTCATGTCGCGCTCCGTTTGGCAATAGGTGCGGCCAACAGCCACTTGTCGCCTAAGAAACGGATGGACCGTACCCAGGCACGTTGATTGTGCCGGTTAGTCTTGGCATCAGCACAGTTGAAGTGCTGGCGTACTCTGGTTAACATATTTGTCTTCATTACAGTCCTTGGTTGGTTACGGTGTTGCACAGTGTATCACAGCTTTCTGGACTGTCTATATTCTTTTATTGCGTTTCTCAAACCAGCTTGCGTCTGGGCTTTGTCATCCAGGGCAATTGCTTGGGCTTGATCAAGTGTGTCCTGCATCATGATGCGGTGGCAGATGACTGGTGCGCCCTGTCCCTGCCTACGTACTCGCGCATTCATCTGGTCATAAAGATCAAGGCTCCAGTTGAGTCCGTACCACACAACGATGTGGCCGTTCCTCTGGAGTCCGTCAATGCCGTGGCCCATGCTGGCGGGGTGCCCAATCATCAGGTCACAGTCGCCAGTCTTCCAGCGGTGCATGGCGTTTACCAGTGCCGCCTCGGTCTTACACTCGGTCAGATTGATAGGGCGCAGGTGCTTGAACTTGGTCATGATGCGTTCGGCGTCTGACCGATAAGCATACGAGCATAGGATGGGGCTACCGTTGGCTTCGTCAATAATGTCCTCAAGAGCCTCTAGCTTCAAATCATGCACTGCTTCCCACAATGGCATCCCGGCCACCGGGTACATGGCACCATTGGAGAACTGGAGGCACTTGTTGGTCAGCGATGCTTGGTTGAACATCTCCACCTCGGCACCACTGTCAAGCCTCAAGAAGAACTCTTTTTCCATCTTGTCATAGCGAACCCGTAGTTCAGGCGGCATTTCAATCTCGATGTTGTTGACCATCAAGTCGGGCAGCGGGTTGTAGTCCTCGGCGCTCATCTCAAGCGTGATGTCGCCAATCAGCTTCTTAATGGTGTCCTCGGTGTCCTCGTAAGGCACTTCTTTGTAGGGGCCAGCTTTGCGATAGAACCGTGTCCTGAAGGCCGTCTTGGACACGCCTAGGCGTTGACCCTTGTCGACCACTAGGAACTGGCCGTGCAGGTCTTTGTAGCCGTTGCTGGCCGGGGTGCCGGTGAGTCCGGTAGACCAGACAAAGTGATCCAGTATCTTCTTGGTGGCCTTGACCCGATCAGTTGCCGAGTTCTTCATCTTGCTGATCTCGTCCCACACGATGCCGGTGAACGGCAAGGGACGGTTCTTCTTGATGAAGTACGTTTGGATCGTTTCCGATAACCATTTCAAGTTTTCGTAATTTACCAAATAAACATCAGCAGGACGCAGCAGGGCACGGGTGCGCTGATCCCTAGTGCCGGTGATCATGCTGAACGTCAGATGCTTGGTGTGTTCCCACTTAGCAGCCTCCTGACGCCACACCAGACGAATGACTCGGATGGGTGCCACGATGATGACGCCCTTGAGGAACTGGGTGCGGATTAGGTGATTAATTGATGTAAGAGTTGTAATGGTCTTTCCCAATCCCATATCTGCCCACATCATCGAGTTGGGGTGGGTGCATTGGAAATTAACCATTTTCTTCTGATAATCATGCATCATGTTTGCTGTTAATAACGTCATTACATTACCTTATTTAAATTTGCAAATTCACCAAAGTGATTGATTGCAGCAACGTTGTACGCTAACGCCGCTTGTTCCATTGTGTCGAATCGACCAAGATGTCCATTAAGTTGCGCTCTCCATTTTTGAGTGGTTTTGCAAAAAGTGACACCTTTGTACTTATGCACTCGTGCCCTGGCATTGCCTAAGTTTTGCGAATGGGTGCATGAACGCAGATTCTCAATTCGGTTGTCATCTCGTTGCCGGTTGATGTGGTCAAGCTCGGGAACAAAATACCCGTAGTGGTACATCCAAACAAGATGATGCACCCGATACATTTTTCTATCCACCACGGCAACCATGTAACCCCTTGGCTTCCTGGTTCCTATTTCTGTGAAAGCGGGTGAACCTTTCACCCCAATTTTTCGCAGCAATTTTCCTTGTTTGTAAAAAAATAATTCCCGAAGGCGGGCTTGAGTAATCATGATATTTCCCAGAGTTGTACTCTAGCCATGATACACCATAGTTAGCATAAACCCACCATTAGATCAATCATCAGTTTGCCCTGGTCCACGTTGTCAATCACAAACACGTTTACTTTTTGTTGTCTAAGTCGGGTGTGTTCTCTTTCTTGAGCATCAGTGGGCTTGGCACCTTCTCGCTTGAACTCGCAAAACCACACACTGCCATCTGGTGCAATGAACAAACGATCAGGCACCGCAGCTCTAGCTGGACTGGTAAATTTGTAAGCAAGCACACCTTTTGATTTGGCATAGTCGCAGACTTTAGCCTCAATTTGTTTCTCTAGCATCTTGTGTCTCCAGTTCAATCAATTTGTCAAGGTAGTGACGAGCCTTGCGTAAATCTTCAACACCACCTTTCTCACGCCATCGACTGACATACTTCACTATATTGCCCTCAAAGTAACCAAGACCATTGGCTGCAATGTAATCCCACGGTTGCATTGACTTATCTTTGTAGTGCGTACCACCGTGCTGAATGTTGTTCACGCTAGACCCAGGCATAACTTCTCCACTTCTTGAATGTAGTAATCAAAATCAACAGGCATGGTGGCATCAGCAATGTCATTGCATATCTGCACATTCCATCCCGACTCCACGCCAATCTGACGCCACACATCAGGCTTCTTAGCCAACGGTGGCATCCACTTCATCAGAGGCTTGCCGTCCTTGGCAATGTAGTACCTGCTGGTGTTCTGCACCTTTGTTTCACCCCATGCCAGATGACTGGACCGTGGCACCTTGGTGCGTAGCATAAAGTCCATGATGTCGGGCCAGTTCTCCACAGTCTCACGGATAGGGGCGCCATCAATCAGCACCCTCTCGGCCACCTTGGCAATCACCAAGCCACCAGCGTTCTGGTGCCATTCCATGTCGTACTCGTAAGCACCCTTGCGCTTCACAGAACCATTGACATACTGGGCAATGTACGAGTTGACATCCCGGATAAACATACGGGAGTAAATGGCCTCCTCAAGCTGGAGCTTGGTGCGCGACTCCCATGCTGCGCGAACCATGTCCACCATCCACTTGTTATCACGGGGCACCTGGACAGTCAGGCCATCGGTGTTCACCTGGATCAGCTTCAGGCCATCAATGTGCATCAGCCCTTCGGCCAGCAGGCACAGCAGCAGTTGACCATTGAGCGTGATGCTCATGGTGAACAGCGGGTCGTAGAACACGCTGAACGGGTTATTGCTGTCACCATACACACCATTAAGCGCCAGCTTCAGCATGGCGTTCTCAGCGGTCTTCTTGCCGTATGTCTTGCGCTGCTCGTACAGGTGCTGGTAGATGTCGCAGAACTGTTCGCCTAAGTGAGCCGGGTAAAACTTATTAACGATGGCAAGGTTCGGGTAATAAGAACTAACGTCCAGATCAACAATAACAAATTTGTCATCGGACTCCACGATGGATGATTCAACAGAACCATGAATGCCACCAAGTCCGAACACAAAAGTAAAACCTTTAATATTACAGGTAACATCTTCAAACACTCCCTTGGTTTCCGTGATGACCTGACCCTTGAGCCAAGTGAGAATCCTGGTGAACTCAGGCTGCTGGAACTCGATCCAGGGCAGGATGGCGTCCTTCAATGCAATGCTAGAACGCTTGGTCTGTTTGGGTACTCGCCCCTTTGGGCCAAACTCATAGCAGGGCACACCGGCTTCTTCTAACTTCATTGTGAAGTAGTCTTTGCCAATCTTGGTGTCGTTGTGGTTCATGAAGTCACGCTGATACTTCTTCGTCAGGTCTTCACGAAACGCAATCATGTCCAGCGTCTTGAAGTAGAACGCCTTGGTCTGATCCACATCGTGTGCGTTGTACTGCTTCAACACAAACACTTGGTCTTGGGTCAACTCGGTGCCCACCGGGAACGGCAGGTCTTCGATGCTGGCGCTTCGCATATTGAACTCAAGCACCTTCAGGCTGGTGGACCGGGCCTTGTTGTCAAAGTGGTGAATCTTGTACAGATCAATTTGTTCGACATAGCGGTCAGACGGCTTGACTGAGTGCATCCAACGGTCACCCTCATCCTGGCCGTGGATGATTGCCATAGCCTTGTCGTACAAGGTACGGGCATCACTGTTGCCCATGCGGATCAGCGTATGCAGGACGGGATAGTCGAACCCCAGGTTATTGAACCCGACCATCCGGGCATTCGTATCCTTGAGATACTGGAGAAACGAGATGATCTCTTTGCTGTCGTTGCGCCAGGAACTGATTTCAAAAGCCCATCGTAGCGGCGCACCTGTATGCTCCACCGCCAGCGTAAAGACGTTGGGGTATGTCTCGATGTCATAAACATAATCGTTACTCATTACTGTTACTCGGAAGGTGGGGGTACTCGCTGCGTCTGCGCCGTTGTCCGAACTCACCGTACCGAGTTCCGCGATCGTTCACAGCATCCGCTTTCCCTCCGATTACATTACTCTTTAACAAACACGCCGTTGGGCAACAAAGTGCCCTTGCGATGCTGAATGTCATGGTACGCCATTTCCATGCAGTCCACCAGGTTGATATCCTGGAGAGCGCAATAATTGATCAGACACACCATGACATCACCAACGGCGTCCCTGACACCTAATCGATCATTTTTAATGGTGGCATCGGCCAATTCACCCATCTCACTGATTGCCTTAAGCAATTGAGTCTCGGGTGTGCTGTTAGGAATGATCTGCCGGGCTTCCGCCCATTGCAGAATCTTCATCTCGAAGTTGGCGTAACTCATCAGTTGCCACCCAAGAACGAAGGCAATCCACCAAACGGGGCAACAGGCATAGCAGTCAGTTGACCAATAAACGGGGAAGCAGCAAACGGGGCTGCTGGCATGGCAGTCTGTTGACCAGCCGATGGGAAAGCGGCACCCGACATAGCAGCAGCTTGCTGCACAGAGCCAA